ACCGGTGAATTCGAACCGGAAACCGTGAACATCAAACGCGCCCACTGCGACAATTGCGCGGTGGCGGTTGCCGTCATCCAGTCAACCGAAACAATATTCGAACCGAAACCGGAAACCGGTAAACCGTTCAACCCAATAACCCAAACCGGAAACCTATAACCGGAAATGAAATGGTCGCGGACGGGGAAAACGACAAACCCGCCCGCAACCATAAATTAACCATGAGAAACAACCCGCTCTTTATAGCGGGTTTTTGTTTGTTTATCAATACTTTAAAAGGAAAAAGGGCGGTCGGCCCAATGGGGAAAAGACCAACCGCCCTAACGCTCAACCGCCCCGCTACGCAGTACGGGAGCATTGACAACCGTTCTACCATCAACCGGTCAGTAAAACAACCTGGTGCTTTGATCAAAGGTCAAATAAACGTCCCCCAACCTTCCAGCGTCCGGTTGATACCTAATTTTTTTAATATAAAGCCCGGTTATGTTATCGGTTCGCGGATCACCAACCCGCCCGACAATCAACCCTATGTCAGCCTTGTTCGCCCAATGGCTACTATCCGCCAATGAATAAAGGCTCAGGTCTGCGCTATCGATTTGGCTGCTTCCCTTCGTCGGATGAACCACAACTACAACCAGAACGCTGTACTGCATCGCGAACGCTTTCAGTTTCCTGATTGCCCGACCTATGTATTCAGTCGTTGACTCGTCCCCGCGCTTCCGGTGTTCAATCTCATTGAACGGATCAATCAACGCAACCCGGCAACCGTTCCTGATTACCGCAACCTGCATTTTGTCGATTAACCAGTCAATATCCGCCTCAGTATCCCCATCGGACCGGTTTGGCGCAATGAACGTGAACCGCTTCTCCATAAACGCCTCAGCCCGCAACCGTTCGCGCTCAACCGCATATTTGATTGGGCTTTGCAAATAGGCGGACATGATGTTGTCCGTCACATACGGCACAATCTGCATTTCGAACGACGCAACCGCCACATTCCAACCGTGAAGGCGGGACAGGTTCGTTACAAACTGCACCGTCCATGTCGATTTACCGTGACCGGGGAACCCGCCGACAACCATAAATGCCCCTAGGTAAGGCTTCAAATAATCATCCAAAGTACCCCAACCCGTTGACACTGTTCTTATTGGATCAGTTTTTGGAAAGTCCGAATACTTATAAACCCCGTCAACCGGATATGGTTTCGCCGTCGCGATCAACGACAACACCTTATCCTTGCCATGAGCGATGAGAACATCGTTCAGGTCTTTACACCCTTCGGGATAGGTCAAAAACGAACAGCGGACCCTATCCAGACGGCGAACGAGTTCATCGGCTAGTCGCCTACCGGCTTCGTCGTTGTCGGCCCCTATGACGATCCTAGCCACCTTTTTGAGCATGTCCCAATCGGCGGTGAGGAAACCGTATTTCGTGTCCGTTTCTGGGTCGATGTCGTCGGTGCCTTTTGGGACTTCGATCAGCTTACCATCGCCATCACGCGGGGGCGGTGCGCCATCGGGGACTGATACCACCCAAGGATATCCCGCCGACAGAACAGCAAGGGCATCCATCTCCCCCTCAACGATGACAAGCGATTGCAACCCGTCGTGCAGCGATGGGTCTTCCAGCACGTCCACGTTAAAGAATTGCTTTCTGCCGCCTTCCTGCTGCCAAAAACGTTTGTTTGCGCCTCGGTACTTGTGGCCGACGATCTCCCCGTCTTTCGTGAACGGAAAAACGAGGATGTCGCCTTCCTCATGGAATGTTACCGCCCCATCCTGTCCGCGCTTGGCGGAGTAGATCCCCATATGTTGGGCGGCGTTCAGGTCGATGGCCCGCTTTTCCAGCCATCTCCTGTGCAGATCTGATAGCATTGGACAGTTCCCCTCCAGTCCAACCACAATGAAAACACCGCCAGCCTATGCCCGTCGTATCGATCCTGACAGACAGGCATGGGTCGGATGTGTTGGACCGGCGGTCACTGCATTTCGGACACTTGGTTTTCTGCGCCCGTTTCATCCCCGATTTGATTTGTATCCCGTGCTTCCGCGCTATCGCCAGCGTGTCCATGACCCATCCTTGTCAGATATCGTCCCCATACTTCTTTGGCCTTATCGTACCATTGATCCCTCAGGCCGAGCCGGTCCTCTGGATCAGACAGCATCGCCGCCGCCATCTGCACCAAAGCCATCGCCTCAGTGTACTCCGCCAGTGTTTCCTGACGCTCACGCTGCAAGAACAACACTTCCTCAACGATTTCCATTTTCTTTCCCTTTCATAACCAAATGATGCCCAAACACGCGAGGATTTCGCCACCGAAGAACAAAATAACCCAATTGTTCACGGCAATTTTCCAGCGTCAATTCGCTTCCCGTCGTAATACTGGACACCGTGAATCACCGTCGAATGATCACGGTGCAAAAATGTCCCAATTTGGAACAGCGACCATTGGAAGCGGCGGAATAGCCACCAGTACAACTCCTTACGAGCCTCAGTGCAGATGTATTTTCTGGATTTTGAAAAAACATCCTCAACCTTTGCGCCATACTTCGCCGCTACGTGCCGCGCCATCTGCCGAGCGTGGTGCTTGTCCCTTGGGGAGCAATTGACGATCATGCCCCGCCAAAACTCCTCTGGAGTAGGGCCTAAACGGACTTCATCCTTCTTCGTCTCAACAAATGGTGGTTCCTCCGGTTGAAGCCTTACAACGTTCAGGTGCCGCCGCTTTCTGCCGAGCCTGATTGCTACTTCGTCGTAATGACTCAGCATTTCTTCCGTTGTTTGAAATTCCATCACTCACCCCCTACTTTTTTCGAATCATCGAAAGAGCAACAATGACAAAGAAGGCAATCCACCCCGCCATCAATCTCCATCCTTCAGTGCGGCAGCGCGAATGATCTCATGCTCGGTCGAAACCGCTGAATAAAGCAGCATGATATGTTGCCGCTGGCGGCAGTTTTCTTCCCGCAGCAAATCATTTTCTCTCTCTACTTCAAGCAGCGACTGCAATGCGCTTTGCCGGACTTCATCGCTATGCTTCAAATCTTCCCGCAGCCGCTCAATCTCGTCGCGGCACACACCAGCAGCAGCCCTCCAGCAGGCTTGGCGATCCTCACCGAGTTCATCCCATGTCGGCAACGGCTTGCCATCGAATGTCACGCCACCAGCTTGCTTGGCGTAGGCGTCCCACATCTTACGTTCCATTTCCATCACTCTCCCTCCTTCAGTGCGGCACGGGCTTTGCGAAAATCAGACAATTCCCGATAATGGGCAAATACCTGTAACTGAGCAGATGGGTATTCATGAATTAGTGTGTCTCGCGGTAAATCCTCCCATTTGTCGGCCATTTCTGCGAATGGGTGCAACGCTTCCCGCAGCCTCTTACGATCTTCCCGTAGCCGCTCAATCTCGTCGGCGGCTTCCATGCAATCCTTTTCTCCCTCAGAATATAGGGCAATGCGGTAGTCCCCCGGCAGCCTCCGCAACCGTTCAACGATATCCATCACAGCCCTCACCTTCTTCGCAGTCGATTTCAACTTTCATCATTCTTCTCCCTTCAATCCACGTTTTGCCACTTCCTGCATGGCTCTGATTGTTTTGTTAGGCTCGTTCAGACTGATTGGGTAAAACGCGAAAATGCGGATCAGCGCCCCCCGCATCCGTTCTTTTTCATCCCATAAATGATTGTATGCCAACCGTTGACGCTCAATTTCGTTGGCAGCTTCAACGCACAATTCGTGAGCGCGGCCAATATCCCCGCCAAATGGTGAATCATGCAGCCGTTCAACGATGTCCATCATTTCCGACCCCATATCATCCAGATCAGGAAAATGGCGAAAGCGGTGAAACAAATGTTATTTACCGCCACATCGCTCATTTCGCTTGCCCCCTCAACGCGGCTCCCGCGATCTCCATCACGCGCTTCGTTCGCTCCGTATGCGAGTTGTAGCAAACCTGCATGATGTCCATCAGCGCCTTCTGTAGGCTTGCAATCTCCGACCGGAGCGTCCTCATTTCAATCGCCGTCTCTAGGTCGATTTGAACGGGTGATTTCTGTTTGGTCGATTGTTCACCACCCATCATTGCTCCCCATTCTGTGCGCTGAAAGCGATGTCGGTCACAATGCGAGGCATTTCAGGGTCGGAATTATTTTTACCCAAAACAGCCGCCTCGGTGATTTCATCCCAATGATCCGCAAAACCTTCCTTGCCAACCAGAATACGCGCCAAACGAATTGCAATCGCCTCCAACACTTCCCTTTGGCTGTAAGTCATTGAAAGCCAATTATCCTGATCCCTGAACAAACCTTTCAGCCTCTGCGAAACATACGCAACATCGCTGAATTTTCCGTCCGTCGTTTCATTTTGAATAGCCATTGTCGTTTTCCCTTTCACACAAAGTTTTTGCTACCACGTTTCGAAATCCGGTCCGCTTCCTGTACCA